TGGACTAGGTTGTAGTATTTCTTATTCCAGATAATACGCCTAGTTTTTCCGTACTCGTCTTTTGACGAAATAATTAAGGCCCTCGCATAGTTACCATTGCGAAAAGGGGCAGCCTGAGCAATCTCTACAAGCATTGTCTGCGCTACTTCATCTGTTTTTCTTGCGATCGCTGCAGACACATCTTCCGTGTATTCCCTGACTGCACTTGCGATTGCGTCACCCAGTTGATCGATTCGGATACCATTAGCCATCGGCAGCCACCCTTTCACAGCTCAGGCGGATCTTTTCTCCGCGTCCTTCTGTACGGATGATACGGTAGGTAACGGCGTTGTGCTTCAGTTTTTCTTCACCTTGGTATTCACGCGTGTATATTTCGAATCGCTTTTCAGGACGAAGACCAGCGACTGCAGCATTGTAGAATTCACCGGATCCTACCGAGAGTTCTTCGCCGAAGACTAGACGTTCCGCGGGTACCTTAATCTGGTTACCGAGGTTATCCGGAACGACTGTGGAGCTAATCAAATAAACAGCTTGATCTTGCCTGCCCATTTAAACCACCTCATCACACCATCAGGTAGACGTCGACAACCTTACCATTAAGTGCTGTGTTAAGGTCGACCGTGTTTGACTCGAGTGCTGTTGCGGATACTGCCACAGTGGCGGCTGTCGCTTCCTTTGTGTTGTCGTGGTATGCCGCCAAGACGGTATTGTGAGCGAGCTTATAGGGTAAACCAAGTTTGTCTCCCCAGCCAACGCTTACGGTGTCGGTTCCAGCATGAGTTTCTATGGGCAGATCAATTTTTGTGACTGTCTTAAATGCTTTCGTTCCTTCAACGGCAGTAGCTCCATTTAATGCGATAGTCTCTGTGATAGCAGCGCCAACGTAGTTTGTTCCGGTAATAACAACATTACCAGCTATCCCCGCAGCATTCCCTTTGATTCGAATACTTCGCGGTACCACTGGATTCGTGATTACAGTCGTGACCGCTTGGGCTTCGGCAGTTAAGGCCACCGCCGCATGTACTCCGGTGTCACTAGCCGCAACTGCCTGAGTGGTGGACCAACTCATATGAGCTAAGAAAGCGCGGTCTAACGTTATTCCTGCATCATTTTTAATAACCTGTCCTTTAGGATCAAATGATCTCATCGTATAACCTCCAATTAAATAATTTAACCCATTGCTAATTGGCTGAGCAAAGTATTAAAGGCTGGGGAGAACTTAATCTCCCCGCCTCCTACATTCCACAAATCGGCGACACCCATGACAATGACTCCAACTGCCAGGTCATCAAGCATCATCTCATCGGATACCCCAGCCCGCTTCATGAATGACTTTACTGCCAGAAGTTTTTGTGTAAGGACTCCATCGAAGGCCGAGCTTTCGACCTGGATATTGAGTCCTTTTTTGCATTCGGTCAAAAGCTCAGCATCGGTCATCTAATAACACATCCTCGTTTAATTATCGGTTTCTCATTGTGGATTATCAGGCGCCCTTCTTGATGATAACAACGCCATTAGGGTCAATGAGCTTGCCGTCGACGATCATGATCGCTTTGTCGATCCACTCATTGGTGTCGTGATCGAGGTAGCGGTACATGGTCATTTGCATATTGGTGTTTAATCCGTAGTTTTTGAGGTTGCAGTATACAGCCACGACAGCACCGACAGCAGCATCATCGTAGTTTGCAACCACATCGTCTTCAACTAAGATTACTTCTTTGCCGCCGAACCGTTCTTGGGCTCCATCAGTGATACCGTAGTTAATCCGTCCGATTGGTTGACCGTTAGCGTCCACCATGCCATCAACGTAACCCTCAAACGTTCCAGAGGCCATAATGAAAGCGGCTCCGGCTTTATATTTCAGAGGCATTTTGGCGAAGATCTTCTTTTTCCATGCGTCCCATGCGGTGAAATCTCCAGATGCAATTGTTACGACTTGTGCAGCTGGTACTCGTGGATCAACAGTGATACCAAGTGCTTTTCCGTTACCATCGCCAGAGATAATCGCGAGATCCATTCCCTGCACCATGGCCTCTACGATGAGGTCAGTGATCGTAGTTTCAAAGCCAGTGAGTGTTACGGTGTCAGACAAGAGAGAGGTGGATACCTTGCACTCCAGACCGTAGTAGCTGAAGGAGATATTCGTATTGGCTGTAACTTTTTTCTTGTCTGAGGTTGCAGCCTCTCCAATCCATGTTGCGGTCGGCTTGAGGGAGAGGATTGGAACTGTTACGCCGCCTTTGATATTGAGCTTGCGAACACGATTGAAAATCTGTCCATACTCAGTGACTTTCCGGATTACTTCATTGAGGATTGTGCTGGGGATTACTGCAGAAACATCTGTAGTTGTGGTCATGGCGTCAGCACGAAGCTCAGGCGTGATCTCCCCGGTCTTCGCAAACTTCATGAAGGCTGTGCGGTATTCGAGAGTAGAGTATTTATCTTCAGGTTCTGCGGTGCGAGCTGCAGGAATTGCCTGATTCGGTACGCCGTAGGTAGCCAAGGGGTTAATGCCTCCGGTTGGAGCGCTACGTTGTGCTGGATCTGTACCGTGTGGTTCTCCTCTGAATTGAGGATCAGTGGCAGGTTGTGTGTTAACTGCTTCCCTTAGCGCCAAGAGCTGAGCGTCAATCATTTTTCCTTCGGCAGCAAAGGCATCTACTTCTTCAGTTGTTTTTGCGCTACGAATTGCCTCTGGTAATGCCACTTTTCGTGCCTCAAGGTTTTTAATCATTTCTTCGATTGTCATTATCTTATACCCCCTAAATTTAATTCTCGGATTATTGCTTCCTGGTGTTTACGAAGTTCCAGTTCTTGCCCGCTTTTTGAGTTATCCAACTTAGACCTGGCATTCTCCAATGCCGCCTTATCCACACTATCCAGTGTTTCGTCACGGGCTGCCATTATATTAGTCTCCTCGTATTGAGGGGACCATAACGCCGATATTTCATAGATCTTTTTGAACTTATGGATCTCCCTTGTTGGCAAATTGCTGTCAAGGTTGAGCCATTTTTCCTCTTTGATCGTGAAGGAAAAACTCATTCCACTAACATCTTGTCTTTTAATGGCGGAGTATAGGGCTCTTGCCTCTGCGTTGTTATCGACATCAAGTTTAGCTCTAAAGCTTAACCCTCTATCATCAACGATAAGCTGCATCGTTGAATTTGCATTATTATTTCTACTTCTTGCCAGTGGAATGGCTTGGCCTTTATGGTGAATAAAAAAAGGAACGTCCTTTAAGTCCGCTCCATCGAGTGCTCCACGTTTTATAACTTCAGAGAACCAGTTCCCAACGTTTGTTTCCACTTCGTAGGGTATTACAAATCCCTCTATAATTGCACCAGGTTCACTCTCGCTTGGTTCAATGGCTCTGAATTCTTGAACTTCAAAGTATCTATTTAGTCCCTCATCCCTTTGTTCTGGCTTGCCTTTAGCCATTGCTTAATCCCCCCTTATTCCAATCCCTCTATAATCTCTTTTGCCTGTGCTTTGGTGACGCCGATTGATATAGCAATAATATTAACGGCCTGCCCAAGGGTTAATTTCCCATCAACGTACTGCTCCATTACGGCCAGTAGTGATTGTGTTTGCGCACCATTCAACGACTTGCCTGCGACATCCTCGGCTATCGCTTCTACCTCTCCTTCGCCAGCTAGCGCGCCATCCTGCGCGCCTGCGCCTGGTGCTCCAGCCCTTCCCATTTGGTACTCGTTTATAAGAGACTTGTCCACATAATTAAGGCTCTGAGTAATTCTCTCCCCACCAGGTACCGGAGGATAGCCAAGTAGTGCTAGTTTCTGGTTATCCTGCAAGAGCCCCTGCTCGCCTGCTGTTTTCAGCAGGCTAAGTTTTGACCTTGTGCTTAAGTACATCATGTCTCTTTGATAAAAGACCATCTCATTACCAACATCAAGCTCGCGCTGCGTGAACAGACACTTCGAAAACGCCTGACAAAGACTTATAAGGATAGGCTCAAGCTTCTTTTCATACCACGCCTGGTATTGCTCATCCGTGAAGTCTCCGCTCAAGATGCATGCAGGAACACCTATGTAGTTCAGGACCTTGTTTTCGAGGAATTCCATCGTGTCTTTATCGATAAGCTTTGGGTCAACGGTTATCGGCGTGTAGTCGCTCTTTAAATCCAGTGGAAGTATTCCGGCTACACCACTTGCCATCTTGGCCTCAAATTTGTCTCTCTCCGCCTGCTGCTTCTCGTCATCAAGCATAGTTGCGATCTTGATGATTCCACGTATTGAGAGGCTTGTCTTGACCGCCTTGCCTATCCCTTGTAAGACTGTGTCGTTAATCTCAAGGACTTTCAGCAGTGCGGCATTATCTGGCTGACCGTTTCTACCTCCGCCCATGATGGAGTTAATTGAAAACTTCTTCCGAAGGTGGATGACGTCCGAGTAGGCCAGCATGAAGTTGTCACCGCTCTCGAAATGCAGGTCCACAAATAACTTTCCGGTTGAGTCTTGGACAAAATCGACGCGCCTCGGGTCCAGTGGATAGAACGCGGTGTAGTTTATATAGGTGCCGCGATTATCCGTAATTGTCTCATAGACTGGATAAATGAATGCGTTACAATTCAACTCCAATAGCCAAATAATCTTCTCGAGAAAGTCTTTTGTCGTCATCAGCTCATTTGGGGCAAATTTAAACAGCCTGTTTAGGCTGCTGTTGACGGTTGTCTGCATTCCGTTTTTATCGGTTCGAATATGCCTTGGCATGAGTTTGCTTATCTCGGTTGCAATTACGTCGATGCAGTTTTGCACAACATCAGAGGCATAAATTGACTGTCCAAATTGCGAGAAGATCGCCAGGTTACCGTCGAGGAATTTTGCGTACTGCATTTGACGTTGTTTTTCTTTTGAGCTAAACATGTTTTTGATAAAATCTGCAAAGGCCACTAGTTTATCACCACCTTCAGGAATTTAATTAAGCTGCAGTCCTCTTAACGAGCTCCAAGAACTCTGTCCTGTTATCAATATAGATCCTATAAGCAATGATCATAGTCACGGCTCCGTCAATCTTGTTGTCGTCTTTGCCCTGAACTTTAATCGGCCTGATATCAGCCTTAGAATTCATATCCATAGCCGTATTTTCAAGGCACATTTTATCGATTGGATCATCGTTGTAATTGATCAGCTTGCTTTTTAGATCTGCTTCCACAAGACTCATCGGTTGAGACATGCTTCCGAATTCTTGAGACACGCGCTGACAATCAAAACCGTAGGATTCCATTTCCTTAACCCAGTAAACAGCGGACCATTTGTCATAGCCGACCTTGAAAAACCGTATCCCGTATTCCTTGTAGAGATTAACAAACCATGCCGTTACGTGCCTGAAATCATTTTCATTGCCATCAGATATTACAACGCGATCTTCTCTTACCCATTGTTCGTATTTCTTGCGCTCTTCCTTTGACATGTTTTCAAGCTTCGACTGAGGAATGAAATATTTCTGCAACATGTATTTTTTACTGCTTCCAGGCTTCATCAACAAAGCCCTTGCGTTAGTTAAGTCTCCGGTCTTGGATAAGTCTACGGCTCCAATTGCAAAGCAGTTTCTGAAATCCTCGATGTCAAATGTTTCAGGGTTGTTGATATCATCCGGAGTAAGCCATGCGGTTGCGTTATTTTGCTTCTCGTTGAAATCCTTTGACAAAACAAAGACGCGCATCTTCTTACTGGTCTGAGCTTCGGCGATCATCTTGCGAAGAAAGCTCCATTTTTTAATTACCCCGCCGCCGGGGTTGCTTTTTGCCCAGGACTTTTCGCTTTGCCATATTTCCGTTTCGCTGTCCTGAGTGTAAAGCCAGATCAACCAGCGAGGACGTTCGAGTTCACCGGATAGGACCTGACGAGCTTCTTTTAATCGTTCGTCTAGGTACCCGTCATTCACAACTCCTTCGGTGGTAAGCTCGTAATATAAGGGCTCATCCTGAGTGGAGAGCGCTTGCCTGATTGGCATCGTTGAAGTATTGTCTTTTAACTCGTGGACTTCATCGACGGCGCCAACCTTAATATTCTTACCTTCCTTGGCTCCAGTCTTGGCTGAGATTTTTTTTATTTGACCTTTGTTTTTGTAGCTGAACTTACCCGTCTTCTTTTGTTTTTTGGGATTGCCGAAGAAAATCCCTTTAATATTGCTACGGGTAACATTCGAGAGAGATTTACTTTCTTCGCGCATACAGTTAATCGCTTGGAACATAAGGTCCGCTTGCTCGTAATCATTACTTGAACATAATATCCTTGTCCCCATCTCTCCACAAAAAAACTCAGCGAGACAAAGTGCTGAGATCAGAGGAGTTTTTCCATTTTTTCTGGCGACTAGGAATAAAACATCTTGATAAAGACGAACGTGTCTGCCGATTTCCTCATCATAGATCTTAAAAATATATATTGCCTCGATAAATGCTTTCTGGAAGAGCATGAGTATGAATGGTTTCCCTGCAAAGGGAGCTTCGAAGTGCTTGCATTTGGTTTCAACGAACTTGATTCGCTTATGGGCATCCTCGAATTCTACTTTTATTGTCTGATCACTGAAATGAGAGAGTAGGATATCCAACGTTTGCATGAGCTCGTGGCCGATTATTATCTCGCCGCTTTTACATTTGCCGATGTACTCAAGGAGGGAGGAGTGGGTGCCGTTTATTGTGTCGCTGAGTGCGTTAAACATTTACCCATCACTCACTTTGAATTTCTCTTGCCTCAATCATAATATCAACTAGCTCGCCAAAGCCGTTAAATACGTTATGAACAATAATCTCATACTTAGGCTCAATTTCCCCTGTTTTCAGCTCTCTGAACAACGGGGATAATGCCTCGTATTCAATTTCATCACGCATAAGCATGTATTCTGCTCTGATTATTACTAAATTTGAGAATATCTTAAGTATCTCTTCGCTTTTTCCTTCGCGGATCAATTGCCTGGTTATCCTAAACCTACCTCGTCTGTGGATTAAATTCTTCATTCTGTTCCCTCCGTCTTACTCGAACTCATCCAAATCATCATCATCCTCGATAATATTCTTCATCAACACTCCATTCAGTGTCTTTATGACCACGGAATAGCTGTTTATGTTCTTTAAATACTGCTTCGCCGTCTCGATCGGCTTTTGGATCCCTGGATGCCGGGGGTGAATCTTCATCATGCCGGTCTCCGTGATTTGTTGTTTTAGGATGAAGTTTTCGGCTTTAAGGAACGCTGCGTCTTCGATAAGTCCTTCGACGAGTTTTCTTCGGGAGTCCTCTACATCTTTGAATATCTCAGTCAACTTCGCCAGTTCTTTCGCGTACTCTTCACTTTTCGACATAAAACGGAAAACCTCCAGGGATTTTCAAAATTTAAGGCATGTGTGTAGATAAGG